GGGCGAGCAGGCGGGCGACGGTCTCACGGACGAGGGCGGGCTCAGGCATCACGGAGAGGGCCGCCTCGAGGTTGACGGGCCGGGCCAGGAGACGCTCCGCATCCTCTATACGGGCCGGACGCGTCCACAACTGGCGATTGCTGGCAGGGGCATTGATGCTCATGATTTGAAACTCCTCGACCCGCCCATCCCCGTGTCGAGCATCAGGGCCCGCACGCAGGCGGGCAGCGGCAGGTGGCCCCGCAGGAGCACCGTCGGATCGGCCGTCAGGGCGCCGTCGAGCGTCACCAGGAAATCGCCCGTCACCAATTCCGGCGTGCCGGCGTCCTCGGCCCGCGCGGCGGTCCAGAAAGAAACCTCGCGCAGGCGGTCCGCCCGCGGCCCGACCTGGCAGCTCCAGGAGCGATAGACCGACAGCCACAGGCCCACGACATTCTGCTGGCGGCCCCGCGAACTGCCATCCGGCAGGGGCAGGACCAGCCGCAGCGGCTGGAGCCACCAATCCACGTGCAGGCCGATCCAGACGTTCTGGTAGTAGCCGGGCAGGGTGACGGCGCCGGCCGTGACGGTATAGGGACCCAGGACCGCGCCGTCGGCCACCGCGTAGACAGCCTGGCCCTCCAGGTGAGCCAGGCCGGCGAAGGCGTTCTCCACCTGGCGGAGTTGCCCGCCCGCGGTGTAGGCCGGCAGGAGGCGGCCATCGAGGTAGGAGCCCTGGAGGCTTTTGAGCGTGACGGTATTGGCCGTAACATCCGCGACCGTGAGCACCCGGGCGTTGAGCCAGGCCATTCCTTCGACCGCCTGGAATTGGATATTCATGCCGCTCGTGAACGAGTGGCCCGTCGCGGTGACCGTGATCCGCCCCGTGGCGGGATTGACCGCGAGGGCCTCGAGGTCGGTCCAGTCGATCCCGGCAAACTCCAGGTAGGAATCCAGCCGCTGGGCCGTCGCCCGCACCGGCTGGAGATCGAGCGTATCGAGCTGCTCCACGTACCGCTTGATCGCCCCGCCGATCGTGCGGGCGGCGACCCACCAGAGCACGTCCCCGTCGGCGCTCGGCAGGCATTCAATATCCTCGATCGCCGCGTCCGTGCCGGCGGTCCAACACTTCGACCAGCCGATGCTGTCGCCCTGGTCCTGCTGCTCCACGACGGCCGCCAGGAGAACGCCGTCCGTGCGCAGGCACCAGAGGACGGGGACCGGGCCCCGCTGGAAAACCACTTTCTTGAGGCCCGGCCAGGTGATCGAGGGCTGTGAGAAATTCAGGGGCGGCAGCCGCATGAGGTCCTGCTCCCAGTTGTAGGTGATCCGCATGGGCCGCCGGGTCGAATCGTCCAGGACGACCGTGTAGCCGAAGGCCGAGACGGGGACTTGGGCGGCATTGCCGAAGGCGATCCGGTATTTGATCTCCGGTTTATTGCTGGCCGAGAGCGCGGCGGTGGGATCGGCCGCCGCGAGAATGAGCGTCTCGGCGGGCGTGCCGATGACAAAGCGGGCCGTCTGGCCCAAAACCCAGAGGAAAGGGTCGCCCTTGCCCGTGGTGAAGGTCCACGTCAGGGCGTGAGCGTCCGTAGCGCCGCCGTCGAAGCGGGTGTACTGATTGGAGTACGACTGCCAAACGGTCGTCGGATCCGCGACCGTGGCCACGAAGGTCAGGCGATTGTCCACCAGGCCGACCCCCCGGGGATAGCCCCGCACCAGGCTCCAGGAACCCTCGGCCCAGATCGAGGTCGCCCCGGTATCGCCGAGGGGATCGACGACCGTGGCCGTGGCCAGCGTGGTGGAAGTGACGGCGGTGAGGCGGACGTACCCGTAGTGGACGTGCGGATCGACGGTGAATGTGACCTTGCACTCCGTGCCGCTGTTCCAGGCGGAGACCCGGAGCCGATAGGTGGCGTTGGCCCAGGTCTCCTCGCCCGGGTCCTGGTAGTTGTTGCCCTCGGCCGGGGCGTACTGGGCCACCGTCTCATAGGTCGAGCCGTCGTAGGTTTTCTCGAGGACGAGCGTCGCGTTCCAGGTGCCGTCCGTCGTGATCTTCCAGGCGGCTCCCAGGGACACGGAGATGGTGGAACTGGTGGCGGGCGCGGTGAAGGTCTGCACCAGGGCGGTCTCCCCGATCCGGTGTCCGATCCGCCATTTGGCGCCGACGTGGCCGGCGGCCCCGGTGACGAACGGGGCGCACCCCGTCCCCGTGGCCGTCAGAGTGATGGAGCCGGTCGTCCCGGAAGGGGTGAGCAGATGCGCCGCGGCCGTGTTCTCGTCCGCAAAGGGCCCGCCGGTCTCCCCGAGCGCCGCGAGCGTCCAGGAGGTGGCCGCGGCATAGACCAGCCGATAGGGGGGATGATTTGGATGGGCGAGATAGAGCGTGCCCGCATCATTATAGACCTGCAGGTCGGGCAGCTCGGCAGCAGGGTAGGGACTGGTGATCTCATAGGCGGCCGCTCCCGAGGTGATCTGGCCGGCGTTGGTGTAAAAACGGCAGTAGAGGTGGCCGAACTCGACGAGATAGGCGTAGCGGTCCGAGTAGACGACGCGGAGGAGGCGGGCCACGCCGCTGACTTTGGTGGCCGCGATATAGCGCGAGGGCGGCCGGGCGACGGCGGGGCCCTGGGACAGCGGCAGGAGATTTTCGATCCGCCGGCACCCCTTGCCGTGGTTGAGTGCCGTCGTGCGGGCCTCGACGAGATCGTCGATCCAGCCGGCCTCGAAACTCAGGACATCTATTTTCGCGGACATGGAACCTCGTTACCCCGCCAGGCCCAGCGTCACCGTGACGGAGAGCGTGTCGCCGCTGAGGAGACTGCGGATTTCGCTCAGGGCGCCGGAGGCGATCAATTTACCCGTGTTATTGATCGTCGTGGCCAGGAACCACATTTTCGCATCGTCCCAGTCGTTACCGGTGGCGGTGAAGACCACGGCGGCGGCCGCTGCCTGCTCCCAGTCGTTCGTTCCCGCCGTCTGGCTGTTCCAGGCGGCGGCGCTGCTGGCGATGGTCTGGCGGCCGTAGCCGGTGCCGGTCACCTCCGTCAGACTCGCCAGGCCGGCGTTCTCGGCCAGACTGGCATCGGTCGCCAGACCGACGTAGAAATTGGCGGGCGGCGTTTGCTCCTCGCTGATCGCGCACTCGAGCAGGAACTGCAACCCCTCTTGGTGAATGTCGCTCATGACAGACTCCTACCGGCTCCGCCGGTCATAGGCAAATCGATTCCGCGGCCGCCACGTCATTTGGCTGACGCGGCCGACCGTGACGTGCTGATAGTTGACCCAGCCGGTTTCGGTGACGCCCCCGATACCGGTCGCCGTGTAGATCTCCGCCGCGCTGCAGGTGGCCACGGCCGCCGCCGGGCCGTCTTCGAGGAAAGCGGCCGCCTCGGTTTCCGCCGCGCCGGCGGCGGCCCCGGCGTCCACCCAGTCGCGGAGTTCCAGCGTGTCGGCCGCCGCTACGCTGGCGGTGGCCACTGCCGAGACGACCTCGACGAGGACCTCGGCGTTGAGCCGGTCCCGTGCGGAAGCGGTCCCCGTGGCCGTTGCCGCGACGGTCTCGTGCCACGCCGCCGCGTCCGTAGCGCCCGCCTGGGCCGCCGCCAGGGCACAGACGGCTTCGCCGCCGGCCAGGACCGCCGCGGCGGACGCCGTGGCCGTAGCACTGGCGGTGGCGGCGCTACGCAGGCTCACATGATCCAGCGCGGCGGCCGTGGCCGCGGCCGCGGCGGACGCGAGGCCCGCCAGGTGGACCGTGTCCGTAGCGGCGGCGGCGGCGGCGGCGGTGGCGGAAACTGTCTCCTCGTAGTTTTCGCCCGCCGGCTCGGCGAGGAGCGCCCGCCACAGTTCCAGGCGAGGCCGCGGCCACCGGAAGACGCCGAAGGGCTGGGCGTAGAGTTGGCGGATTTCCTCCGGCGACAGGCCCCGCGTGTACTCGTAGAACGCCATGGAACTGGCCGCCAGCGAGTTGCCCAGGGCGTTGGGCCCGGCAGAAGTCGGCCCAGGGTTGGTCTGGGCTACGGAGGCACCCTGGACCCCGTTAACGTACAGTGAGGCGTTGGCGCCATCCCAGGTGCCAACGATCATCATGGGACCGGTGGGCAGACCACCGGAAAAGGCCTTCGTTGGCGCTGCCGACACGCTGTTGTGCCGGGAGATGAATATCACGTCATCGCGCGGTCCGGTGTTATAATGCGTGATATATAAGTCGATGCGGGTGGCAGCGTCGATATACCCGCTCGTGAGATAGTCGCTGTCGAAATTCGCCGTCGGCGGCGTCGGTGAGCCCCACCAGACCCAACTATAGCCAGTCCCGTAATTCTGGGCACGCCGGGCAAATCCCGCGTAGTTTGCGGCGGAATTGTCGGAGGTAATTTGTGGCCCCATCGGCCCGAGGGTCCAGGCCGTCGTGCCGTACAGGGACAGAGTGTTACCTGCCCCCGTTTGGTCGCGGCACCGACCGCAGCCTTCGTTCATGAGCCAGGCGCCGACCAGACCGCGGCACAGCGGATGGCCCAGGTCCAGCGGTATGCCCAGCGGCGGTTTCTGGAGGCGAGGCGTCGTCAACTGTCGGCTCCACAGGCGGTCTGGAACAGGACCTCGCAGTCGGCCGCCGTCGCGTCCAGGACGAAAATCCGCTTATTGAGGTAGTTGAGGTGCCCGGCCGTCGGATTATTGACGGCAATGACCTTTTGCCCGGCGGCGGCCGTGGAGGCGACATCCAGGGTAAACGCGGTGAGGCCCGCCAGCACGACCAGCCGGACCCAGTCGGTCCACTCGTCCACCGACTCTTCCTTGCGGACCTGGACCCGAATCTCCGTGCCGAGGTGGGCGGTCGTGCCGACCAGGGCGACGTCGACGTGGACGAGGGCCTCCATCACATTGGTCAGATCGACCTCCGCGCTCTCGACGCAGGCGCCCAGGGCGACCGACGTCCACTCCAGCGGCTGGGTGTTCTGGGTCTTGGTGACGGTGGTCGTGGTCATCCCGGTCGTGGCCGTGACACGGACGCGCGCCATCACGGTCGAGCCGGTGGCGCCGTAACCGTTGTTGATGAGGATGCGCGCCCCCAGGGCGCTGAGGGGCAGGGCAATCGGCCGGGAGGTGACGCACTCGCCGGCCTCCCCCGCCGCGTTGATGGAGTAGATATCGGCCGTATTGAGGTGCTGGAATTGGAGGTTGTCCAGCACCTCGATGGTGTCGATGGCGGCCATGGGTGAGCATCCTTTCTACGGGCCCGGGGTCACCCGGGGCCTCAGCGAAACATGTCGGTAAGCGTATCCTGGGTTTGCAGCCGCTGGCCCTGGCCACTGGCATCGGCATTGCGGACCAGGGGCAGGAAGAACTTCTCCAGGTCCAGCATGATCCGCTCCGCCAGGTCGGCATCCTGCCGCAGGGCGAGGGCCAGGCGATAGCCGAGTTGGAGCTGGAGCACGTTGCACAGGCCCGCCGAATACCGCGTGGGATCGAGGCAGAGAAAAACATAGTCGATATAGGCGGGGTTCTGATCCGTGTGCAAGGCGCCGTTAAAGACCTTGAATTGCCGCGTGGCGTAGTCCATCCCCATCATCCGCACGTAGTCGGCCGGCAGTGGGTAGGCCGAGCGGAAGCCGAACTGGGGCGCTGTCGTTTGCGTGGTCAGAGTCGCCTGCTTGGAAATGCACTTCCAGGGGTGCGTCTCGAACACGTACTGCCGCACGAGCGGCCAGTGCCGCCGGCAGGCCGCCGCCTCCGTGGAGTTCTCCGCCAGCGACAGGATCCGCCCCGCCCCCGCGAAGTCGAGGCCCCCGTTGACGATGTCGAGTTCGGACAGATTCATGCGCTCTCACCAAAAAAGCCGGGGGCCGGAGACAAGCGATGCCGGACCCCCGGCGTGACACATCGACCGGATGCGTTACGACTGCGCGGCCGGCGGCCCCGGTTGCGGCGGGATAATCTCCGGCTGGGGCTCGGGCGGCCTGGCCGTCCTGGCCGCGATGCGTCTCTGGAGGTAGGCGGCCATGCGGGCTTTCGGCTCGAGGGGCGCAGCGCCCGCCGGTACCGTTTGTTCGTTTGCCATCGTGATTCTCCTACTATTGGTAAGGCCCGGGGCCGTGCCGGGACGCCCCCGGGCGGTTGAGGTTGCGTTATTCCAGCATGAGCTGGATCATCGGCAGGGCCGAGACGGCCCCCGCCGTCGTGTCGATGCAGTAGCCGGCCATCTGGTAGCCGGTCTCCACCGTCAGGGCGGTCCCGAAGTTGACGGAGCCGTCGCCGACGAAGAATGCCGTGCGATCGTTGACGGTGTTGCCCGGCGTGGCGTCGCCGCTGCCCGGGCACAGCCAGCAGGGCCCGCGGGTCTGGAACCAGCCGTTGTAGGTGCTGGCGCAGTTTTTCTCGGGGACCCCCATGAAACCATGGTACTCCAGGCCGGCGCCCGTGCGGTTCAGATGGGCAAAACGATTGAGCACGATCTCGGAGTAGGAACTGGCGGCCGTCATGACCTGCGTGACCGGTCCATCCAACTGGAGCAGGGACGTACCGCCGCCGCTGGCAACCGGCGTGTTCGCGAGAATCGTGCGGTTGGTCACCAGGGCTTCGCCGTGGCCGATCACCAGGTTGGCCCCGCACAGCTCGCCGTCGGCGATCAGACCGTTGCCGGCGTAGCCATCGCCGGAGGCGATCGTCACGAGGATCGTCATATCGCCCACCGCCGCCGCCACGGGCAGGACGACCGCAATATTCTGGGTGCCGACATTGGCGGCGCCGAAACCACTGAGGCAGTCGCCGACGCTGTGCCCGTAACGATAGCGCTTGCCGTCCCAGGTCTCGTAGAGGCGGCCGTAGGCGTGTTTCTGCGTCGTACTGATCGTCCCGAAATCCAGGGGCGCGGAGATGGGCCCGAGGATGGGACTGAGTTCGAATTTCGGAATGTTCATAACGTCCTTTCTATCCGTGGCGCGGAGGCGCCACACTCGGTTACGCCGATTTCTTGAGGAGGATCTTCACGACGCCCGGGCCCCGCAGCCGCGTCGAGCCCACGTTGCAGTCGGCCCAGAACTGCTTGGTGTAGTTGAGGTCCGGCCGCGGACCGTAGAAAATATTGGGCATCATCTGGCCGACGCCGGATTTGAACATGACCGCCTCGCGCTGCCAGGCGTAGCACTCGATGCACTCCACGTCGGTGGCGTTGACCGTGAAGAAATCGTCGGGCATGATGATGAGATTGAGGCCCAGGACGCGCGGGACGTCGCCCTCTTTGATGTCACGGAGGGCGACTTTCTCGAGGTCCGAGAGGGTCGTATCCGTCATCAACTGGCCCTTGTTGTACTCGTTGATGAGCAGGTAGCGGTTGTCGGACGGGACCTTGGCGTTGGTGAAAAAGCCGTTGATGATGCCGAGTTTGGCCACAGTCAGGACGGTGGCCGTCTGGTTCGAGAAATCCGAACCCTCCGTCACCGGAGTGGCGTTGCTCTCGATCAGCCGGCTCTCGCCGGCGTCGTAGACGTTGACGGCGGTGGCCCCCTTTTGCCCCGTGTAGGCGATCGCGCCCAGACCGCTGTAGATCGTGTCGTCCACCAGGCGGGCCGCGCCCTGGCGCAGGGCCTGGACGTAGGGACCGCCCAGGTCCGTGACGCTGTGGAAGTCGTCCTGGCGGTCGAGGGGGATCCCCGCCGCGTGCCAGGTCAGCGTGACCCGCCGGCGGGTATGCTCCACGTCCTGCAGGACCGTGGGGCCATTGCGGGTCCGAATCGGGTGGAATTCGATGGGGCCGATGTAGTTTTCGTAGGAATCGACGGCGGCCTGCGTCCCGGTGCGGACGCAGCCGAAGAGTTTGCTGTCCATCCGCTGGTACTGGTGCTCGACAGTGCGAGCGTACTCCTCATTGAGTTGGATCGTCTCGGGTAAGCCCATGGGTCTCCAGCTCCTTTCGTAAAAATGCGTTACGAAATTCGCTGGGTTCCCCGGTCACAAGGGACGGCGGTGAGCCGCCCTTCGCACCGGACCCATCCACTACCGCTCTGTCGCGCGGCGTGTCGGCCTGACTTTCGGCTTGCACGGACCCGACCGCGAAGCGCTACGGCCCCGCCGGGTTCCCCGAATCGGTCCTGAAGTTGCAAGAGAGCGGGCGGGGCCCGCAGGCCCCGCCGTTGTGTCTGTGAGAATTACCGCCGCGTGTCACCCGTGTCAAGCAGATTTTCCTTTTTTTGCGTTGGCGACGATTTCCTGGAGCCGCATGACCTCGGCGTTGGCGGCCGCGTGTTCCGGATGGTCCCGGTCGAACGCCGGATGATTCCGGGTCGCGCGGATGGCATTGAGTTTGGCCTCCGCCTGGGCGGCCACGTCCGCCGGCGGCGTGGCGTGGGTATCCGGGTTGGGCTCCTGGAGCTGCCGGGCCAGCCCGTGAAAATACCGCCGCATACCCGGCTGCTCGAGGAGGCTCTTGGCGCCCTCGAACTGCTCCGCCGGCATGGTCGAGCGCAGGAACCGTTCCGCCAGAGCGCCGTTCGCCTCGTACTGGGCGCCCCATTCGCCCCGCAGGGCGGTATCGGCGGCCGCGGTGGCCTCCTGGTGGGCCCGGGCGGTCGCCTGGGCGTGGGCGGCGATGCGCTTGTTCCACCGGGTGAGCAGGCGCTCCGCCTGCCGCTGAGTCAATTCCGCCGCGTGCATGTCCTGCAGGACGCCGTCGATGAATTCCCTCGGCGCCAGGGTTTTTTCGTCGAGGCCGGCGGCCCTGGGATCCGGCAATTTGTACTCGGCCGGCGTCCTGGGCCGGCCCAGCCGGTCCGCGACCTGGCCCCAGACCTCATCGGGTGAACCCTCCGCGGGCACAGGAATCTTGTCGAAGCCGACCAGTTTGTGCAGACTGGCAAACCCTTTGTAGGTGTCGGCGACCCCCTTGTGCGTGCGGATCTGGAGATTGTCCACGAGATCCGGCGCGAGCGCCTTGAACGTCGGGTGCTCCCAGAAATTGGCGACGTATTCGCCGCTGGGTTGGATGAAGAAAGCCGGGGCGGTCGGGGCCGGCGCACCGGAGGCCGGAGTCGGGGCCGCCGGGTTGGCCGGCGCAGGCGAGCTGCCGGGATCGCCCGGCGCGAAATATGTCGATCGTAACAGCATGACAAAGTCCCTTTCGTCAATGGGGTGAGTGCTTAGAGCGCCGCGGAGGCCTTGACCGCGGCCCGGATTTGGCCGCAGGTGAGTTTCATTTCGGCGCCGTGGCGGGCGAGAACATATAGCACCGCGTCGGCCGGTTTGGCCGGGTCGTCGGGGAGCCGCGTGAAGGGCTCCAGGGCCTGCCGCAGGTCCTGGACCCGTTGGGCCAGGATACGATTTTCCTCCGCGAGCTCGTCCCACGGCTTACGTCCGCCGCGATTGGTCTTACCCGCCGGGCCGGGCTCCGGGGTCATCTCGCCGCCCGCGCCTGCCGGCAGCGGGGCGCTCGAGGTCTCCCCTGCCGCCGCGTATCCGCCCGCCGGCGGCACGGTCGGTCCCTCCGGCACGCGGGGCTCCTCAATATTAACAGGGATTTTCGCCATGGTTTGTCTCCGTTTGAAAAAGATCTGCCGGCCCGCGCCGCCCCGCAACGGGGACCGGACCATCCGGTCCCGGGGCGGGCGCCGCCAGGTCGGCCTGTAATTTCGCGAGCGTCGCCGGCGGCAGGTTCTCCACCCACTCCAGCCGCCGGATTACATCCTGCTTGCCCAGCCAGTAGGCCGTCTGATCGAAACTGCCCTTGACATAGGCCGTGGCCCGGGCGCCGGTATACTCGATCAGGTAGGCGATCACCGTCTGCCAGTCCGGATTTTCGGAGAGGCGGCGCAGGGCATCGTGCACCTCCGGGATCGAGGGGACACCGGAGGCCGGATGCCCACTCCCCGGTTGGGCGCGCGTGATTTCGTTCGAGCTCATCGGGCTGGCGCTCCTATCTCGAATTTGCTGAGTGTCCTAGCGCCGCAACCCGGACAATCGAGATCCAATCTGGCCAACTCGCATTCGGTGTCCGTCACGACCCAGCCGCATACCGGGCAATGCCAGACGAAATTCGGTTCCGGAATCGAGACAGGGGCGGATTCCACGATCAGTTCACTCCCACCGGCGTCCAGTCGCCATTGCCGACATCCCGGTCATCGCCGCCAGGGGACTACCCTCTTCCACGCGTTTGGAGAGCTTGTTCGTCGCCTCGCTGGCGAGGCGCGTCTGCTCGAGCGCCTGCTGCTGGGCCATTTGCTGGGCCCGCGCTGCGCGGATCTGCCGGACGGCGGAGGCGCTCCGCCGCAGGCGGGTGGGGATCCCCATGCTATCCTGGATCAGCCAGGCGACATCGTTGAGACTCCAGTGATCCCAGATGGAGGGATCGATCTCCGCCCAGGGCGTCATCACCATCCGGGCATCGTCCATGCTCTTGAGCTCGGAGTACTTGATGGCCAGGGCGAGCGGACTGACCAGTTCGAGCGTGTAGCGGTAATCGGGCAGGGCCTTGCCCTGGTAGGTCCAACCCTCGATCCCCAGCGCATGCTCCGTCATGAGCTCCAGGCACAGGGCGATCAACGGGCGGAACAACTCCGCCTTCTGGCGCCCCAGGATCGGGATGGCCATGGAGTAGGATTTCTGGATGATCCCCCGGAATTCCTCGGCGGTCCGCTGTTTGTCGTCCTGGACGACCTGAAATAACTCGTTCATAAAACTGCGCATGATGAGCGAGCCGAAGTACTGGAGGAGCAGCTCCGTAATCCCGTGGTCGCCCTGGATCTCCAGGAACTCCGGCCGCTGGCGATCGGTGGCGCCCAGGCGCTGAATAATCACGGAGCCCGGCGTGGTCGCCAGGGGTCCGTACGCGCCATCGTCCGACGCGAGCAAGGGCGGATCCATGCGCTTGGCCGCATATTTCAGGAAAATTTCCACGCTCTTATCGAGGCAGCGCACCCAGGAGTACGCCATGTCCCCGGGCCCCATCCCCCAGGGGATGTCGGCGGCCGCCCGAAACCGGGTGATGACGTAGCGCAGGCGCCGCGAGCCGCCCTCCTCGAGCAACCTCTTTTCGCCCATGTCGATCCACAAATTCTCGTATTTCTGCCGGGCGCCCGCGAACAGAGAGGGATTCCAGGCCTCATTCGGCCGCATGACGTTGAGGTAACCGCGGCGGGTCCGGTAGGCGTCCGCTTTTTGCTCCTCGAGCAGTTTACGGAGGGATTCCGGCAGTGTCTCATACCCGAAACGCCGGGCCGCCTCGTAGGCCGTCCACGAGCGCTCGATAAAGACGCTTTCCGGCCGGCCCTCATCGTCCGTCAGGAAGCAGTATTCGCGGATCGGCCGGCTGCTGAAGGAAAAACCCCGCTGCGCGTCCTTCTTGACAGCCAGGCACGCCGTCCCGATCGTGAGATCCTCGTAGACCGAATGCAGCTCCGTCTCGCTATTGGTCTGCTGCATCGCCAGGTGCAGTCGCTCCGTCAACTGCGCCAGCGACTCGCCGTAACTGCGATCGTTGACCAGGTCCGGCTCCAGGGCGGGCGGGGTCAAGAGGAACCAGCGGCGGTCCGAGGGGGTGAGATTGTTGTAGAGATTCGCCGCGAAATCCGAGGCGGCGAGCATCCCCGTGGCGTCGTATTTCTCGGCGTAGGGCCGGCTGTAGGCTTCCAGCGTCTGCGTCACCGCGGCCTTATGGGGCAGGAGGTACTCGCACAGGAGCTGCCAGTGGTCCAGCCGCTGCTGTTTCTGCTCACGGAGGGCCTCATACGTTGCGATGGCCTGTTGGATACTGTCCTGTCTCGTGCGCATGGGTCATCTCCCGATCAGGCCCGGCATGTAGGGCGTCAGTTGCTGAGCCGTCGCCCAATTGAGTCCCTGAGGCTGGCCGCTGGCGGGCGGACTCCGCCGGGCGGCCGTCGTCCCCGCCGCCCAGATGGAGGGATCCATCAGCGAGGGCACCGGCGGATAACCGCCGGCCGGCGCCGGTTTCTGCTCCAGCAGGCTCTTGGTCGCCGCCGCGGCGATGCCGAGCGCCGGCGCAATCAACGCTGCTCCTAATGCCATAGTTGCTCCAGACCCGGCCGGCCCCCGCCGGCGATAGAGTGGTGATGGCGGCCGAAGAGCCGAAACGCGCTGCGCGGGCCGATCTACTGCGCCCGCACCTCGAGCTCGCGACTGCCGCAGGTCCGCTGCCGCGGCGGCAGGATGCACCGCCCGAGCAGCTCGGACCATTGGGTGCAGGTCTTACAATTGGTGGGATCGCAGTCACCGTCCATCATCATCGGGTCGGCCCAAACAAATCGAACTCGGTCGTCGGCTGGCTGCTGTGTTGTGTGCTATCGGCGATTGTAGCAACCTGGAGGTGAGCCGCAAGCAAAAAATTCGCAAACGCGTGCCGAAAATGATCCGGGCCCGTCTGCAGGTAGGAGACGTGCAGCGCCCCGGTGCGAGGGTCCTTTTCGACGACCTTGGTCATGTTCGCGCAGTGCGCCGCGAACATCTGCACCAGGGCATTGGGCGCGGGCAACTGGAGTTTGCCGGGCGTGAGGATGGTATAGTGCGTGTTGTCCAGTATCTCGTTGCGGTTGACCCGGATCAGGCCGACCTTTTGATCGTACGAAGCCGGGCCGACCATCTCGACGTAGTCGCTCAGCCAGATCTGCGTCCCGGCCGCCCCCGCCTCCTGTTGGAAGAGGCGCGCCTGGCGGATCTCCGGCTCGTTATCGATCGACCCGACCTGGACCTGGTAAGTGGTCAGACAGCGCTTGAGCTCCTGCCAGTCGCGGCAGAGGAGCAGGGCCAGGATCCGGTACGCCTCGGGGCCGATCCGCTGGCCGATCACGACGTGGATGTCCCGGCCCACGTCCGCCCCCAGGGCCGTGGCGACCCCGCTGCGGGCCAGCATGGGCCACGCCTGGCAGCGCAGGAGCACATCCGCCGCGGAGAGGCCACAGGTCGCATCGATGTAGGATCGGCCGAATTTGAAGCGCATGACGCCCGCCCGATCGCCGTCGGGCGGGTTTTCCCAGGCGTCGAGGAGGTGGGCCAGGTCCCGCTGCGGCCGGGCGAGTTGACTGATCCGGTACGACATGTGCACCCGCGAGCGCTCGGGGTACTTCGCGACCCACTGGCCCCGGCGCGGATCGAGCGGCCGGCCGCACCTCAGACACGCCAGGTTGACCGAGCCGTCCGGCTGGCGCCGCAGGAGCAGGGGCACCTCGATCCACTCCGCCCACCAGCTGTTGCAGGCATCGCAGCGGATCATCCAATACCGCTGGTCGCCCTCCAGAAACCGTTTCTCAATCCCGTAGTTCGGGACGGTCGGATTGCTGATCGCCCAGTCCCAGCGCAGCTCGGAGTGCAGCGCCCCATCCATCGCCAGCTCGTGCGCCAAGGGACTGATCAGATCATACTCGTCGAACAAACAACCATCCGTCGGATCGCCCCGCAGGGCGGGCGAATCATCCGCCACGCCCTGAATCCGCTGACTGAGCCGCGCCCCGCGGAACATCAGGTTTGCCGTCGCGATGCGCTTGTTATGCTTGTTGTTGGTCGTATGCACCCGGCCCATCAGGTGCACCGGATTGGCCCGCAAGAGCGGCGTCCACCGGGTCTCGCTGAACTCAGCCACCTTGTCCGCCGTGGGGAATAGATGGATGAAACCCGTTTTGATCCGCCCCGTGACCATCGCGTGAAAATAGTGAGCCATGCACAGCAGGGTGAACCCAAGCTGCCGCGCCTTTTGCACCGTCAGTTGCGGCGGCTCCACGGAGAGTGGCTCGATCTGGTACGGATGGTCCGCAAACGAGAACGGCGTGCCGCTCTCCGTGCGGAGATAGGTCTCCGACCATAGGGCGGCGTTCGCCCGCGCGAGCTCCTTCGCCAGGCCGAGATCGACGTCCCGGGAGGAGATAATGTGCGGATCAGACATCGTTCCCTTCGCGCGCGGCGGAGACTCCCGAGATCCAACGCCAATTTTTCGGACACTTTTTTTCGCTCATAAGTCCAGTTCCTACCCACCTTTGCGCGTGCGTGCAAAATAAATATCCCGGAATCCCCTTGACAAAACCTGTATACATGTTATCCTGTATACAGTGATGAGCAGCATAGCTCATCGACCGTATGCCCCGGATCGGGCAGGCTTTACCCCGCAGAGCG